GTTTACTGCTAGAAGCGGAAGTCGTCGCCGGTCTCCATGCCGTCTTCGTCGTAGTCCGGGTTAGCGTCGCTGATTACTACCTCACGGCCGAACGCCTGGATGCGACCGAAGCCTGCCCCGGTGCGCTGGCCGTTGCTGAGAACGACCTTGGAGTCTGCACCGAATTCTTCGATGGCCTGCTCAATAGCTTCAAGCATGTCCTGGAGGGTGACGCTGGTGCTTACCTGCTCCGGTGCGTAACCCTGATTGTCGTCTACGGGGAGAAGAACTGTCTTGGCCATGGTGTACTCCTTGATGTTGTGTTGCTTGCCTTGGTAATTACAACTATACATGAACTTAGATGTCCCACAAGCCAAAAGTCCACATTTAGTCAAATTACTTTTGGGGGAGGTTTGACCCTCCCCCGGTGTAGCTGGGTTATGCCTTCTTGTGCTTGCGGAGCTTGCCTGAGGAGGTGAGCGTGACGCGCTGGCATCCATCGGTGCAGGTTCCCCAGTTGCCGGAGTAGTAACCCTGACGGCTCGGGCCGGTGTAGTCACGGCGTCCGGTGCAGATGCTCGTGTCAACCTGTGCCGTGGTCAGCTCGGTAGGTGCCGACGGGAAGCAGATGGTGCAAAGGGTCTTCCCGTGTTCCTTGACTGCCTCAACCTCGGTCAGGCCGGATACCGTGGGAAGCCACATGATGCGGGTCGTGGGACGGAAGCTGGAGCAGTGCTGAGTGTTGTGGATGTGCTGCACGAAGAAGAAGCGGGTCCATCCCTTGTAGTTGGCCTCGTCGTAGTCGCGAGCGGCCATACGGAGGACGTGTGCCTTGGGGGTCAGGATCTCGATGTAGTCCTGGAAGTCGGCAACGAGTGCCAGTCGGCGGGCCTCGGAGTAGACGCTGGCCTTGCGAGTGCGCTCGATCTTGCGGTAGTACTCATTGATGACGTCGTTGACCTTGTGGAACTCGTCCCAGAGGCGAGCGACCTCGGTGTCAACCTTGCGTGCCGTTGCGATTTCTGTGGAGCGAGTCATTTTGTGTCCCTTGCTTGTGGTGGAGTGTTCTTGCTACTTAGAACAATACACTCCACCTCAACAAATACCAAATCTAACTTTTAGGCGCTGATCCCGCGTCCCTGTGTCATGGACTTGCCTCCGGTGTTGGCATTCTGTCCGGCCTTGTACCCGTGCATAGCTGCACCATCCCGACCCGTGGCATTACGGCTACGAGCCTTGCCAGCCGAGAGCGAGGCGACCCGCTCGTCAACCTTGGACTTGCGTGACACCAGCACCAGCTCGGTCCCGGTAGCCGACTCCTGTACGACCTTCTCACGGCTCAGGAATATGCGGTTGCCAGCACCGGACCCGAACCCATGGACGAAGGAGCGGCGTGCCTTCTCCTGAGCGTAGCTATTGTCCATGGAGTATGTGGCCTTGTTCAGCTTCCACCATGCACCGACGGCGACAGCGGACTGCACCTGGAGAGAGTTGATGAGAATCTGTGCTTGCTGCACGTCCGACTCGAATCCGATGAGGAACAGGGAGAACACCTTGCCGTTACCGCCTGTGTTCTGGAGTGCCCGGAGGGTCCCGAGACCGTTGACCACGTTGGATCCGAGGTTGATCATCTCTCCACGGTAGACACCAGTGAAGTCCATGCGTACCTGAATGATCTTCTCCGATTCGCCGCCCTTCTTGGCACGACGCTCGTCAATAACCGCTTGGTCAATGGCGTACTTGACCATGAGACGCTCGGCGTGCTCAGTGAGTGCCTCAGCCTCTTCGGGTGTGGTCTGCTCGGCCTTGGCGAGAAGCTGTGCAATGAGTTCGATCTTCTTTTCAGACATTAGGTGGACTCCCTGTCGGTGGTATGTTGCGGCCTGACTTGCTGTTGATATCAGCTTAGGTCATTCCAAATGAATCCGCAACTCCACGTCCAAACTTTATTGAATAAAGTGGCTTGGGATGCTGGTGTAGAACTTGCCGTGGGTCTGGTAGGTGTGGCCGTTGCCTGCGTAGCCCTTGTCTTTCAGGCGTGCATATTTGCTGAATTCACAGAAGACATTCTGGATGTCCATTAGGCTGGGTGGCCTGCCATTGCTGAATGGAAGTGGGTCTAACTGGTCCACCGGGAACGAGTGGATGACGACCTCGGCCTTGCTGTCACTGATGAATTTGACGCCCTTGCGGGAGCCGGGTCCAGCCAGAACGAAGTCGTTTTCCTGATCAGTTTCTCCCTCACAGTAGCCGAGGTCGGTGGCTATCTGCATGGCCAGAAATGGCCCTACACCGGGTGTTTTCTGTAGCAGGGCCACACGTTGAGCTAGCTGGTCGGCCTTGGCTACCGCCTTGAGATAGGGCTTGGCTGCTGGGAACATTTCCAGCATCTTATCTACCGTGTCCCCTGTCCCACCAGCCTTGATCAAGATCATGTAAGCACCACTCAGGAACGCTCCAGGTCGGGCTGTGCTCACGGGGCGGACGACCTTCTTATACCACGTGCTGGAGAAGATCTGCGACGCGTTAGGGACGACACCGTGGTTCGCTGCAATGATCGCGTCCATGGTGTCTGGCCGGTTCACCTGCCTGTAGAAGTAGCTCAGCGCAAGGCGGTCAATCGGGTCGTCGTACAGGTTCATAAGTTCCAGAAGGTACTGTGAGCCACGGTCCAGCACGCGGAACACGTTAGTGAACTTGCGTGACTGCAAGATGGGATCCGTTGCGTCGTACCCTTCCCAGATATCGTGCCGTGCACGGGCGAATGCTACTACGTCGTCAATGTTCATCTGCGTGCCTTCTTCGTGGGCTTGGGTAGTGTGCCGTCGGTGTTCAGGGCTAACTCCAGCTTAGTGATGACCTCGCTGTAGTTTCCATCCTTCAGCTCTTGCACGGCTTCTTCCAGGGCAGGCAAGGCCACACGTGAGATCGCAATCTGGGTGTCTGTGCCGGGATTCTTGCCCTCGTGTTTGAGCTGGTTCTTCAACTGCCAGTGCTCGGCCGCTTGCAAGTGCATGGTCGCTTCTACAAGTGCATCATGAGACGCGTCGCTGATAAGCCCGATCTCGTTGCATTCCTTCATGAGCTCGATGCTCACCTTGGCAATCTGGCGACGATCCTTATTCACTGGAGGCTACCCACCATGTCCAGAGAGTGGCGCAAAGCGTCTACGATTGCAGGCTTGCACGTCATGGAGTTGAACGTGATGTCCGGCGAGTCTGACAGTTTTAGGTAGAAGTGCTGTGCCATCCGGTTCATCTCATAATCCGTGAACGGCTCCATCGGCGTTCTACCGAGGATGGTCTTGATTGCCGCTCGGCTGGTTCCACCTCGTGCAGCTACCAGAGTCATGAGCATTCGGTGCTTGTCGTGCTGCTCGTTGCCTCTCAGTGTGGCCTCGAAGAACTCCCCGCATCCGCACAGCCTCGTCTCTGCATTCCATCTGTGCGCATCGTACTCTTCCAGGGCTGATGTCACTGTCTGTGCGTCCATGTTGTGCCTCCTCAGGCCGTCGTGTGTAGCTAAGTATGCACGTGCAGCGAGTGCAGCGCAAGTTGATAAGTGGTGTCTCCCTATAGTAACTATATATAACCCATACATACGCGAGCGCGCGCTCTACTTATAGTTTGAAACACACTCATAACCCGAAGGTGCTCCGAAGGAGCTAACTGAGGGGGTTAGGGACAGGAAGAGCAGATGCCATCGGCATGTCCCCTTTCGCTAAGCTGCTCGTGGTGCTGCACACTCGCTCACGCCTCCGGCGCGCTCGTGCACATCAACGCAGACTGGCTCGGTGACTGGGTAATACACGACGGCAGTTGATCAATTTGTGGCTTGGGCTTGCGCTGGTGGCCGTGGTGGCATAAGCTGGTGGTAACCCGTTGGGGAGACCACACCAGATACTTCAAAGACATCTACAGTCATCTCCCCTTCGGGTCATACTTCAATTCAACTCAATTCAATCTTAGGAGTCCACCTATTATGTCTGACCAGTTTGAGAACCGACCAGCACCTGTGACAGGGGTTGAGTATCCTCCAGTCGCTGCGGCACCGACGCCCGAGCAGTTGGAGTTCGCTGCACAGTCGCATAAGCGGAGTGTGAAGCAAGCTCGGGATCGAGCACAGTACACTCGTCAGCAGAAGGGGCACTCGCTCATCCTTCACTTGACGCTTGGGGCTGTCGTGCTGTGGATCCCGGCCATCTACTATTCGGTTAGTCCCAATCACTTCTGGCACGCCTGATGGGCAGTCGCATGAGGCTGGTCACAATCAAGCTGGCCAAGAACCCCAATCACGATCCGCACAATAAGGTCGTTGGCTCGTGCCCTACTTCTGAGTCGTGCACCGACTCCACTGGTGAACACCACACCATGCTCGTCTTTACCCAAGAGGCCATTGACATCATCAAGGCCGAATACCACGTCACGAGAATTGAGGAAGTCTAATGTGCGTTGCATGTGATCTACCCAGCCAGCCGTCTCCCGCTCAGCAGAAAATGCGTGATGACATGGAAGGCGACAAGGCTGACACGGCCGAGCCTGAGAACACTGAGGCACCTCGGCAGCTTGGTGACATCCTGTCGGGTATGCTGGGCGATATGCGTCGTGAGAGCGTTGAAGTGAGCGCTCTGGCACTGGACATCATCAACGAGCATCCTGACCTGTCGATGAGTCTCCAGTCGTGGCATGTGGTGCAGACCATGATCGAGGAAGGTATTCGGGAAGGGCGCAAGCGTCAGTAGGTCCTGGCTTGTGTGGCCTAGCTGGTGAGGCTAGGGTCGGTTCTCTGAGCCAGCTTGCGCCGAGTTCGTCGGTGGTATATGCTTTGGGTTATGCCTCCCCAGCCGAGAACTCCCAGCAGCGCCAAGGACTCGACGTCCACGGTGCGCAAGGGTCGCATCTGCTCGGCTCTTACCACGAGCGGGGAACGTTGCAAGCGTCAGGCGGTAACAGGTCTGACCGTGTGCAAGAGTCATGGTGGAGGCACAGCCGCTAGTGTTCGAGTGAGTAAGCGTGCAGCGGTCACCCAGCAAGTCGTCACCTTGTGGGGAGTAAGCTCGGACACTAGCGGAGTTTCAGTGGAAGAAGAACTGAACAAGTTGGCTCGGAACAAGTTGACGGACATCATGGCTCTGCGAATCGAGCTCGGTGCCAATCCGGCCAAGTATTACGGCATGCTCCTTGAGTCTCGTGAGATTACCGAGGCTGAGGTTGGTGAAGACATCTACACCACCAGCAAGAAGAAGCATGTCAGCGGCGTGCACCCTCTCGTCACAGAGCTGCACAAGGCCGAACAGGAACTGGTTCAGATCTTCCGGTTGCTGCAAGAAGTCACAGGCGGTACTGAAGAGGTCGACACTCGTCGTATCCGTATCCAGACAGCCCGTGAAACTGCACGTCTCCTGAAGGCGTTTCCTGGTATCAGCGTTGACGAGGTTGCCGCTGAAGTTAGCAAGCGTGCATCATGAGCGATCTGGGCGTGTTCGAGGACCTGGACCAGTACACCTACGAAGAGATCAGTGACGACTTCGGTATGTTCTGCAAGGCAAGCGGCATTAGAACTAGCGCGCTGACTGAGGTGCTGTCATCGTCAATGGATGCTGAAGCGCTGAACACATCTCTCGGCTGTGTGGCCTACTCTACGCCACCGCAGGAAGGGAAGACGACCTGGATCGTGCATTACATCGCATGGCAGCTAGTCCGGAACCCGTGGATTCGTGTTGTGTATGCAACGTACAGCCAAGCCCGTGCGAACGCGGTCTCTCGACAGATTCGTGGGCTAGTGCAGCACTGGACACCGCTCAAGGCAGGAAGCTCTAACGTCCAACGTTGGGAGACCCGCGAAGGTGGAGGCTTGCTGGCAGCAGGACGAGGCAGTGCCATGACAGGCTTCCGTTCCGACATGACGGTCATTGACGACCCAATCAAGGACATGCAGGAAGCACAGTCGGTAACTATTCGGGAAACGACAGTGGAGTGGTTTAGCTCGGTTGTCTTGACCCGTATGGCAGCCCTTTCACAGATCATCGTCATTGCTACTCGCTGGCACAAGGACGATCTAATAGCTCACGTACAGACGGCAATGAATGCCGAGTACGTCAACATACCCGCTCAGGCCACACACGATACCGCCCATCCTGATAAACGAGGAAATGCGGATATACTTGGCCGAGCAGTCGGGGAATGGCTTCCCTCGGTGCAGAACCGGAGCGAGAAGTCCTGGGCGCTGATCAAATCAGCAGTCGGGACCTACGTCTGGCAGGCACTTTACCAAGGTGACCCACAAGTCACCGGGGGAAGCTATATCAACGTAGACAAGATAGATGTCATCCCGTGGGATCAGGTTGTTTTCAAGGACGACCACGGCTTCATGCAAACACTCGGTCGCGCCTTGGTTATCCAGTCTTGGGACCTGACATTCGGCACCATCCAGAATGGGCGCAAGCGTGCCACCTCTGGGGACTATGTGGCCGGACAGGTGTGGGCAGTCATCGGCAGCAAGTGGATCCTGATTGACCGCTTCCATGAACGGGCCACCTTTACCCAGACAGTGAGCCAGATTCAGATGATGGCTGCACGCTGGCCTCAGACGAGCCGGGTCTACGTGGAGAAGGCAGCCAACGGGGCAGCCCTGCTGGATACCCTTCGCAAGAGAGCCGCCCTTATCAAGCCTGTGACCCCCCTCGGCTCCAAGGAGGTCCGAGCGCTGGCTATTCAGCCTGTGGTAGACGAAGGCAACGTTGCCGTCCTTGACACGGTCTACAGCGACGGGATGTTCCAGGAGTTCCGTGACTTCCCATTCGGCAAGCACGACGACGAGGTAGACGCAATGACACAGGCCATCCAGCAGGGACGCGCCGATTACTTCAAGATGGGTAACTAATGGACGGCCAAGCTTACACCGGCGCATGTGAAGTGAGAGATCACGAGACGTGTGCAGGTAGCCTCAGGGGCTATCAGAACATGATCATCACATGCACGTGCTATTGCCACCTCCCGAAAGGACGCCGCTCATGAGCGAGCTAGCCACCATCGAGTCTTTTCTCATGACTCGTGACAGCCCCACGTTCGCCCCGTACTACAACGGGAAGATGAGCTATGCGCTGCATGGCGAGTCGTGGGAATCGTACGTCGCAGAGTCCTTCCCTGACATCAAGGATCAGCAGACAAGCGAGAACATCTTCAAGTCGGTCATTGACCTGTATGCCGAGAACCTTGTTCCGGTACCCAAAGAGCTGAGGGGCTTCAGCAATGTGCTCGTGCCCCTCCTGTCCCGTGGGGAGTGCCCCGTGGTGGTGGACTCCGCTGGCACTCCCCACTTCCCCGAGCACTACGAGATGATCAGCGACGGCAGCTACACAGTCGCGGCCTTGTATACCCGCTCTATTGAGAAGATGAAGGACTACGTCACGTTCGCCTATAGCAACGGGGTCACCCGGCTATTTGCCAAGGACGTACCCACCGACTTCAGCGCGGCCACACACGAGGGCTATGTGTTCGTGGAAGAGGTCGGCGGTAACACGCTGTTCCGGTTCGCCCTGGACGACAAGGGCTTCGGCGCTAGCCTTGCTGCACTGCAAGACCGCGTGAACCACAGCATCATTGATCAGACGGTCATTGCCGAGATGTATGCGCGTCCGTTCTGGTACCTGATGAATGTGGAGCTGGCCCCCCGGAACCCGTACTTGCCAGCCGGTAGCCAGCCGAGCGAAGACGCCATGACCGAGCAGAAGGGTGATGGGGCCTCTGGCCGTATCTTCACCACCAGCAGTGATGGTCCCTTCGGCCAGCTTGATCCGCCCACCATCAGCGACATGATCGGCTACCACGACAGCATCGTGGACAAGGTCAGCCAGTCCAGCGGCATCCCTCAGCATTACTTCAAGCCCGGACAGGGTGTCCCGCCTACTGGTGTGGCCCTGAAGGTCCTGACCAAGCGCTTCAACAATAAGATCGCCCGTATGCGGGAGGACCTGGAGCCGGAGCTTGAACGCCTTGCCGAGCTCCTGGGTGTGGAGAAGACACGGGAGGTCAAGGACGCCAAGCCCAAGACCAAGCGCACCGCTGCACCAGCGGACGAAGAAACGGTCTCTCAGGAGACGACTGAGGACGTGCCTGTCTCATACGAGTACGAGTTCTGGAACACTGGGGACGACCTCCTCCAGGAATCCTTGGATGCCCACGGTATCAGCCTCAGCAACATGGGTTACCCGTTGGAGTACATTGCCGAGGTCGTGACCCCCGGTGTAGACCTGGACGACTACATGGACGACGGCATGAACCAAGCCAAGCTGGAGATGACCCCCGGCCAGATCGAGGCCTATGCAGCTAACCCGGGACAGGTGCAGGGCGCACCGATGGGCCAAGTAGCTGACACCGCGTCGGCCCCTGCCTGATGGTCCAGCTCGGGTCGGTGACCGTGACAATGTTCATCGCGGACGATGGTCGCATGATCGTGAATACCACACTTGAAGGATCATTGCAATACGTCACCGTCCTGGGCATGATGGAGATGGCTAAAGACGACGTGAAGATAGCAACACAAGACGAGGAAGACTAGGACAATGGGTACAGTGCCAACGGGCCTCATGGAGCGGGAGCTTCGCAAGCTCTACCTTCAGTGGATCGCTGGTGTCTCCGTAGACAGCACCGACCTGGACGCTAAGCTGCTCAGCTTCCAGACCCGTAGCGCTGCACTCATTTCCAAGATGGGTGGTCAGGCCGCTAGCTTGGGTGCCCTCGGTGACTTCCCCGTTCCCAAGACGCTGGCACTGAGCCCGGTAGCCGGTGTGGTATACGACGACATGAAGCAAGCTGCTATCAGTGCCAGCATCACAGCCGGGCTGAACAGCAAGGACGCCGCCCGACAGATGTTCAACGCTGGCATGGGTAAGTCCTACCGCCGACTTGAGCGCCTTGCTAGGACCGAGACCACGAACGCCTACTGGAAAAACTCCTGGGACAGTGTGGCCGACCTGCCCCTCCTTGTCATGCTATGGAGCGTAGAGCGTGGCCCCCGGACCTGCCAGTGGTGCATCAGCCGGGATGGCTTGGTCGTTGATGACACTAACATCCGGGACCACCCGAATGGGCGCTGCACACTTATCCCCACTCTTCGCAGTCAGGTGAAATACAAGGGCACGCTCCAGCCGGACGGGTCTGTCACCATGGACCCCCGGTGGACTGACCAGAAGGTGAAGGGTGCCAAGGCTGAGGCCAGTGCCGGACCTACCACAGCAGCACAGCGTGACCCCCTCAGCGGCAAGAGTAATCCGGCTGCACCCAGCACCGCTCAGGCGGTACACCGGTCAGTGCAGGCCAGCACCGAAGACGTCGCCTCGGGTATGCGGGCAGCTGAGGCACAGCGCAAGGCTATGGAGAAGACCAAGTTCAAGCGGGGCAAGCTGAACGCTGACACCGGCTGGGACTATGACACGGAAAAGTCGTGGAAGAGCTACACCGAAGGCGGTGGACGGGAAATCAACAACATGCTCCGTGACCCGGTAGCTTTTGCTAAGACGGAACTGGGGTCCGACGAGTACTTCGCGCCCCTCCTGTCCAAGCAAGCCGACGACCTAGCCGCGCTCATTAGCAAGAACCAGCTCACCCAAGACGTGTATGTGGCCCGAGGGGTAACCGTAGCAGACAGCTTCAACCCAGCTGCACTGAAGTCCGGAGACCTGTTCGCTGACCCCGCGTTCATGAGCACCACTAGCAGCATGGCTGATGCGCTTGACTTCGCGTCGGGCCGTGGCTCTGGTGCAAGTGGTTGGACCTTCATTACCAAGGCACCCACAGGCACTAACGCCGTAGCTGGTGCCGACTACCAGTACGAGCTCATTTTCAAGGCAGGCCAGCAGCAGCGGGTCGTCAGCTTAGACGCTGAGCGTCGCATAGTATACACGGAGATGATCCCATGAGGATAGATACCGATGTTACCGTCATTACGGGCACACAAGACCAAATAGAGGCCGAACTAGCCAGACTACGGGCACAACGCCTTCGTCTGGCACCACCACAGACTTCCAAGGAGGAAGACCCTCGTAAATAGGAGCAACACGCCGAGGGTTTATTGGTACTTGCGTCGCAGGAACCGTTCAGCTACACTAAACGAAAGGAAGCCGAGATGGCTACCACAGCAACATCGACGAGTGACTCGTCAACTGCATCGACCGCGACGGACGAGCAGGACAATACCGATACCGACCAGCAGGACACCGAGGAGACCTCGGGTCAGTCCACTGATACGGATCAGTCCCAGGACACCACACCTGACCCCGCTTCCAAGCCGGACGACAAGAAGGACCCTGCCAAGGCAGCCCTCCTCGCCGACCTGCACAAGGAGCGGAAGAGCCTCAAGACGGCCAACACTGAGTTGACCACCTTGCGGACACAGGTGGCCGAGCTGTCACCCGTCAAGGAAACGCTTGATGCCGTGCAGACCCGGTACGACCGCCTCGAGGAGTTCTTGCAGGCAGCCGGTGGACCCCTGAGCAAGGCGCTTGACAGCCGGACCTTCACCAAGGACCTGTTCGAGAGCGACAAGGACATCCAGGACATCGTCAAGGCATGGCACAAGGCCAACCCTTCGGCCACAAGTTCAGCTCTTGGCTCGGGTCCGGCAGCACCAGCCGCTAAGGGTCCCAACATGAACGACCTCATCCGTTCAGCTCTCCACAAGTAACCACCTAACACACCGGCCCACAGGGCCAGAAAGGAGTCAGTCCAATGGCTGACATCTCCCGTGCTGACGCCTTGGCCCTCCTGGCCCGTCAGGACATCAACGAAATCATCAAGCCCGAGACCTCCGGCTCGGCTGCACTGGCGTCCTTCCGCACCATTCGGATGACCGCTGGCACTGCCACCATGCCGGTCCTCGCGGCACTGCCGACCGCTGGCTGGGTTACCGACAGCAACTCCACCGACTCAAGTGGTGTAAAGCCCACCTCCAAGGTGACTTGGGCCGACAAGAGCCTCGTCGCCGAAGAGATCGCCGTCATCGTTCCGGTGCACGAGAACACCCTGATGGATGCCAACTTCGACATCTGGGGAGAAATCCGACCGCTGGTGTCGGCAGAGTTCGGTCGTATCCTCGACCTCGCCATCTTCCAGGGTGTGAACAAGCCTGCCACATGGCTTGACCCGGCTCTCATCCCCGGCGCAATCGCCGCTGAGAACTACGTGGTGGAGGGCACCGGAATCGACCTCGCCGAAGACTTCAACGAGGCTTTTGGCCTTGTGGAGGACGACGAGTTCGACGTCAACGCTGCATTCACCGCGCGGTTCCTGCGTCGTCAGCTTCGTGGACTCCGGGACGCCGACGGTGCACCCATCTACCTGGACGCGCTCCGGTCGGATGGCAGCACTGCCAGCATCTACGGTCAGGACCTCCACTACGTGGGCAACCGCTCGTGGGACCGCACTCAGGCAACCGCCCTCGTCGGTGACCGCTCCAAGGTGGTTCTCGGCATCCGTGAGGACGTCCAGGTCAAGCTGCTCGATCAGGCAACTGTCGGCGGCATCAACCTCGCTGAGCGGGACATGGTCGCCCTGCGATTCAAGTTCCGCGTGGGCTTCGCTACGGCGTTCTCCACGGCAGCCGGTTCGGCTACGGACTACCCGTTCGCGGTCATCACGCCCACCGACCCGGTCGCCGGGGACGGCATCCCGGTTAGCGACGTCTAACCGTGGCTCTCTCAGGCCGTAACATCCGGAAGCGGTCTGCCGTACTGGCAGCCACCACCACGGATGCAGATGACGCAGTCGAATCGGCTGCTGCTCCGACCAAGGCAGAATTTGACGCCGTGGTCGCACTGGTAAACGAACTGAAGGACGATCACAATGCGCTGGTCGCAGCGCTTCAACAGTAACTAGCACCACGGGGGGCAGGTAGCGGGTCTGCCTGTCC